TGACACGTCAGAGTCTTTCGGACTCCCTGCTACTGCTGACCTTATGTTCGCTCTCATATCTACTGAGGAGTTGGAATCCCAAAACAGATTATTAGTTAAACAACTAAAGAATCGTTACAACGATCTAACTTCTAATAGAAAATTTCTATTAGGTATTGACAGATCTAAGATGAGGCTGTATGATGTAGCGGAGGACACTTCTGTTTTGAATGCAGATCCCCAAGAGGAAGAGATGCCTCAGTTTTCTGAAACACAAAATCGATTAAGTAAATTTGCTGAATGGAACGTATAAATTATGACTAATCATGTTGACTTTGATAAGTACTCTCATTTCGTGGATGCTGTCACAAGCGATTGTTCTAAGGATTTTGTCAGTCTTGCTGACCGTCTGGGTGAACTTGACCGAGAGGGTGCAAATATTGAACGTCTTACCACTGCTGGTGTTGGGCTTGCTGCTGAGTCTGGTGAGTTTCTGGAGATCGTTAAAAAAATGGTATTTCAGGGAAAGCCTTGGAACGACGATAACCGAGAGCATCTTATTATTGAGTTGGGTGATACTATGTGGTATGTGGCACAAGCTTGTATGGCTCTGGACATCTCTCTCGACGATGTTGTGCGAGGTAACGTTAGAAAGTTGGAAAAACGTTATCCAGGTGGTGCATTCTCAGTAGAAAAGTCTGAAATCAGAGCAAAAGGAGATCGTTAATGCATTTAGTTTTACCTATAATTTGTATAGCATTGATAGTGCTAGTAATTGTTTATTCAGTATTAAATAAGTATGACCCTCACAGTTAAAGTCGAAGAGTCTTTGAGAGAAGCACAAGGAAATCTACGCAATGCTTTAGCATATGCAGCACGTAACGAGAGATCATACGTTGCTAAACACATTGCTGACATGCTCGCTAATATTGACAACATTATTGATTCAACAAAAATTCTTGAGTTGATGGAAGATGATATAAAGAACGATGAGTGACGAATTTCATCTAGACATTGACAAAGCATTAGAAAATGCTAAACAAACTGACCTTAATGGATTCACAAAGGATGAATATCCTGATGCATTAGAGACAGTTCGTAGGTCACTCCAGAATTGTGAGCAGTTGTGTGGTTTAGATAAGAAAACAGTAGCAGAACTATTAAAGGGTGAGTTTGTTATGTATGAGACATTAAACTCTATTGGCAGATCATCTAAAAGAATTGTTATTGAATATGATATCAAGGAAAGAGATAAAGGATCATCTTAAAAAACTCAAAGAGATTAAGAGAGACCTTAAAAGAAACCCAATTGGAACACCACTTCGAAAAAAAGATAGAAAGAACAGACCTTCCTCTAAATAATAGGGGAAGGTTTTCTATTAGAAACATGGCCAATAAAATGGCATTTGCTGAGTATGGTGATATACGTGGTGGGCAAATGCGATTACAAGTTCTTATCGATATTATAGAAACTAGGAGAGCAGTTCAAGTACATGGTGCTGCTGGTCCTACTGCTGTCATTACATGTTCGCAGAATGTATTGCAGGACATGAAAGATACTGTCTCTGGTAAACTTGATTTCAGTGATCCTGTTGGTAGTGGAGATTCATTCTCTAAAAGGTATCAGAAATCAGGTAATGCTGGTAAGATATTAACTGCATTAAAAGTATCTGGTAACGAGACTAAAGAATATAATATTTCTCCTGCTGGTTTGATAAAAACAGCAGAGTTTGGTAGTAGTGGTGGTTCTGGTGCAGGTGCAGAGAACACTGATTTGTTTGAGGGTGCTGCCTGTTGGGTTGGTGCGTTCAGATATAGTTTGAACCAACCAATACAAGATGATTATAGGTGTACTTTAGATGATTTTAGAGGTGTTGCTAGGCATGTTGACACCAAAGAAAGCATGCAGGATATTCATGAGTTTTTGATGCAGAATGATGACTGGATGAAGTCTAGTATTCGTACTGCTAATGCATTATATGCTGATCAAAGGTATAGAAATAAGAGTTTTCATTGGTATCATGGCAATGATTTTGTTAAATCAATCAATGCACATTTTAAAGAGGTAAACGATAGAGAAGATAGACCTTTTGCTGACATTAACAAGTGGACTCCAGCAGATATATGGTTATGTGACTGTGCTATATCCTCACCTGTAACAACATTTGAAGAATACTTTGCTGGTTGGAACAGTTTGTTGATGGAACTGGTTGATCAGAAAAAATTGATTGGAGTTTCTTTAAAGAAAGTCACATCAAATACAGCAAGGTTGGAAAGAACTAATATGGGTGAGACAAAACCACGTAAAAACTTCATTGCTTGTGGTTCTAATAGTTTGTATGGTTCTATGGATACTTACTTTGATGGTAGTGGATTCAATATGCAGATGCGTGACACCAGTGGTAAAGGAACTACGTGGCAGGGTGAGATTATAGGTGGATCTGCCTTTGGTGCTGGTGCTAAGGGAGGTAAAGTTGGTGGTGGTATTTTAAATAGAATACTTGAGTCTGTATATGGTGAGGGTAACGGTTGTTTTAGGAATCATGATGTGGATAGTGCAAAGAGAGCAGCACATGGGAGTAGTTTAGATAGAATGATTTTTAATCTTGCTACTAATAATAAGGGAGCAGTTCTAATGGGTGAGAGAGGTAACCTTTATAAGCATAGAAACCCAAGTAGAACCAGAATTGCAGAAGAAATTGATCTTGATAGGATTGCTAGTGCTGATGGAAGAAATGCACAACAGAAAATTCAGTGGAAATTCTCTAAATTTCTAGGATTAGAGGTAGTTGACATCATGATGAGTGGAACTTCTCAAGAAAGAAATGATGTGTCTAGTAGACTGTATCAATATGCTGCATCTAGATCTGATAAATCAGCACCATTCTTAAAGGTATCATCATAATGGCAAATGTCACTCAGTTAAAACACCTCGAACATCTTGAGGATGAGATGCTCAACTATGGAGTTGAAGGATGTAAGGCTGCTGTCAGTTTCTTACAAGAATTAAGACAAATGCTTGGTTGTGATAACAGTACTGGTTACATGCAAACCAAATGGGATGGTGCTCCTTCAATAGTATGTGGTAAAGATCCAGCAAACGGACTATTTTTTGTTGGAACTAAGTCTGTCTTTAATAAAACTGGTCCTAAGATATGTTACACAGAATCTGACGTTGACAAGTATGAGTACACAGGAGACCTAGCAACCAAGTTAAAGATGTCTCTCAAATATTTCAGAAATTTAGGTATCAGAGGGGTTATTCAGGGTGATTTGATGTTCACACCTGGTGATGTTAAGAAAGAAAAAGTACATGGTGAAGATTTATATACATTCAGACCTAATACTATAACCTATGCCATACCAGTAGATCATGAGATAGGTAAAAAGGTATCTCAAGCACAGATTGGGGTAGTATTTCACACTCATTATATGGGTGAGAAAGATGGGTATAATTTGTCCACTATGACAGCAAAGGGTGGAGCAAATACAAACTTTACTGATGACAGAAATGTTGTAGTAATCAATAACGACACTCCAATGGATAGAGTTGGGTTGAATCATGCTGAAGAAATCAAGTTTGATAAGCATGTGTCAACCATTGAAAAATTATGTGGTGACTGTGGGTATTTTCTTGATGAATTAGTGACAAATACAGGTACTACAGGTGATGAAAAATGGCACGTTGCATCTTATTTGAAACAGTTCTTCAATGCAGAGATAAAAGCAGCACGTACCATTGGTAATGTCGATAATACTTTTGCTAGTCTTTATAATTTTTATTATGACAAGACTAAGGTCATGCTTGACAAGATAAAAACAGCTAAGACTAAGGTTCAGAAGGCAGATCTTGTATACAATAGTCAAAACTATCTAAGAAATAACGAATCTAAGTTTAAATCATTGCTTGGTCTCTATAAAGAGTTGCAGACAGTGAAGCAGATGGTTATAGATAAGTTGGATAAACTTGAGACCTTTAAAACTTTTGTACAAACTGAAAAGGGATACAAAGTAACTGGTCCAGAGGGATATGTTATGCATAAAGACGGTGATATGATCAAGTTTGTTAATCGTCTTGAGTTTTCTTACAATAACTTCACGGTAGCAAAGCAATGGCGTTAAAGTGTAACAAGTGCTACTTCACATTTGGTAGGTTTCAACCACCTACTACAGGTCATGCTGACAATTTCCGTAATGTTAGACGCATGGCTAGTGGTGGTGACTATCGTATATACATTTCACACAGTCATGACACCAAAGGTAGTAACCCACTACCACCTGATAGAAAATTATTCTGGATGAACAAGATGTTTCCAGAGCATAGAGGTAAAATATACAGTCTTACTAAAGCAGATCCAGTGGCATGCTTACAAGATATAATGATGTCTGGTTATGATGAAGTTGTATTTTTAGTAGGCTCTGACAGGGTTAATGCTATGCAGTGGGTGCATAAATATAACCACAAAGACTTCACTTTTCGTACTATCGAGATAAAATCTTCTGGTGCTAGAGATGCAGACGGTGACACGTTTACCATATCTGGTACAAAAATGAGACGGGCAGCATTTTCTGGTGATTTCAAGTCATTCAAAGCAGGTGTACCCAATTTAAGTGACAACGATGTACAAACTTTGATGAGTGAAATCAGAAATAATCTGCCTAAGAATTTCAAATGACAGAAAAGAAAGTACTCCAAGAGATTACTAACGATGACTGGTTCCATCCAGACTATAAGTATGATCCTGAAGGAGATTACCCACCATTGGATAGAAATGGTAATAATGTATACCAAAACCCACTAGATAGCATGCCAATAGCGACAGAAAATCCAAGACCTGAAGAGGAAGCAGCAGATATTCATCAGAGGATGTATGAATTAGCAACAAAATCTATGCGTGGATCATGGCAAGGAGGTTCTGAGAATTTACAATGAAAGATTTTAAGAAACTGAGAGAGCAAGCGATCAGACAGCAGCATCGTTACAAGGAAGGGTTCGCTGTTGGTGATACTGTAATGTCTGCTCTCACAGGTGAGAAGGGAACCATTCACAGAACAGGTGTTAACTACGCTATTTGTATTACTGAGGGTGGTGACATGTTCCGTGCGTGGTTGAAGGATATACGTACTATAAATAGATCTTAGGAAACTCTTTTTAGACATGGAAAAACAGAAAACAGTTAACAGCGTTGCACACAACGACGATTTTTCGAAGGCATTAATGGAGTCTTACACTCGTTGGAGTGGTGGTGATGGGTTTCAAAACAGTGCCATTAAGGAGGAAGAGATTCCTACTGGTCAAAAGCAAGGTGGTACTGCATTTGCTACGTTTGATACACCTATCGGAACAGTTCCTGCACCAGCATCTGATGCATCAACTTCGATTCCTACTATTGAAAAGCAAAAACCTGATGATGGTAGCACAAAAGATCCTAAAGCAACTTCCAATGGTGGCGAGCCTGCGTTAGCACTTAAAGGTTCTATGACAATGGGACAAGGATCTATGTCAAGTGGTGTCAAACAGTCTAATGGTCAAACAATTAACTATACTAATGTAGTTTCCAAAGAAGAAGCACAAGGTAAAGAGGCTGCTTTATGGGATGAGCATGCTAGAATTCTTACAGAACTTAGTGAGTTAACTCAAACTACTTACACAGTTACAGGTGAGAAGTGGGAGACAGAAGAAAAGCCTGTTGTAGAAGAAGAGAAAGGTTGCGACGATAAGGATCGCAAGTTAAAGAAAGCTAAAAAAATCATGGGTTATGTGAAATGAAATCCTTCAAACAGTTTGTCGCTGAGTATAGATTACCAGTAGGTGATCATAAACCTGTCAATAAGAAGGGTAAAAAGAAGAAGACTGTTGAAGTGATGCCAAAAGTTCCAGACGGACCAAGAGGTAATGAGAATGAAGGAAACAGAGACGACAGGGGTAAGTAAGTTAAGAACATTCTTAAAGTTACAACCTAAGATTGTTACACCTATACCAAACACTCCTTATCCTGAAGGGTTAAGGCGGTGGTTACGTGCTATATAAATCAGTAGCACATTCATAATGACACTATCAAAAGAAGTAGTCCTTGAGGCATTACGGTGCTGTCGGGATGTTTACCCACATGATCAAGACTACTTGGTCAGTAGGAAGATTGCAGGTCATACTATACTTGCAGTAGAAGGAACGAATGAAACTACAGATTGGGTGACGAATCTGAAGTTCTTAATTAAAAGAGATGATTGTCACAGAGGATTCAAGAACAATGCCAACAGGACACTAGCACAACTAGTGGTAGCATATGAGGGATTGAATCCAGAGAGGAAACTTGTTATTGCAGGTCACTCTCTTGGTGGAGCAACCGCTAC